GAGCCTGTATTCGTCTGGACATATTCCGAGTTCGAGGACCTGGTTCACGAGGCCATCACCCCATCCATGTACGGTTATATGGCGGGCTACATTGAGACAAACTTTACAAAGGAAGAGCTCTATGAGATCCAGGGCGGCGACTATTGCACGGGAGACCTTGAGGCCGAGGCGGTCGACGCGTACTATGACCTGCCGCTCATCGAGCGCATCCGCATGCACGAGCAGGAGTTGGTGAACCTGCGCGCGGCCAAGCGCCTGGCCGAGGCGCGTGAGTCGGCCGCCATCGACGCCATGCTCGAGGAGCACCGCCCGTTCGACGACACGAGCCCGATCGCCCTCGACTATGCAGAGTTCATGCGGTCCATCATCGCCAAAGAGCGCGCGAACGTCGACCGGCTCGAGCGCGAGATCCACGAGGAGGAGCAGTGGACCGGGGGGCACGAGGAAGGGGCGGAGGACGACACACACCTGGACCCCTATGATCACATGGAGGAGTTCTAAAGGCTCTGAACTCTGTACAGTCAAGAACATGACCGCCGTTGATGACCAGCTCGCCGCGTTCGAGACGCGCTTGACTGCGCAGTTGCAATATGCACTGTTTGTGAATATTAACCTTGATTACTGGGAAGAACTTGATGAGCTCGACAACGTATCTGTCCAGGTCATCAGTGATATTGCGCACGATGTCTTTGAGCCCTTGCTAAACGTGTACACGGGAACACCCGTCGTCCCCCTTCTCGAGGGTTGTCGCCTTTTGATAGAGCACGCCCTCCTCGCTTCTATGAACGTGCCATTTCCCCGCGACCCCATCCTCCACGTGCATCGCGTCGTGGCCAACATGTTGAATATTTTCATAAGAACTGCATACGCACAACTGCGTACAGAGATGATCATGGCCAATCACAACGCACAGGTTCTCCAGCGCGTCTGGCGTGAAGCGGTGACCAACCCGGCCCGGCTCGCGTGCAGGCGGCGGCTCATGCGCGAGTTTGACGAGGCCGCGGCTTATAGCCGTGCCGCGCTCTCAAATCAATGTACTGGAATCTGCTGAAGCTGGTCATCCTGACGTTCGCGCCGGTCGTGCCGGTTGGGGCGAGGTTCACGCGGGTCGACCCCGCTAAGCAAGAGTGGATTTTCTCGATCCGCGAGTGGAAATCTCCGTTTGTGCTGGCCCGTGAAGTTTACTTAGAGCACTACCCACCTATCAAGACAGAATGACGACCACGTTTGCCATCAAGCGCGGTGATACCGTCTACGTCATCGACCCGACTCAGATTCGCTGGTTCGAGTACAGCGAGCGCTATGGCGACCTGACGCTCTTCTACCACAACGGCGCCATGGAGACGATCCGGCACTCTCGTGCCAAGGTGCTGTTCCGCGATCTCCAGCTCCAGTTCAACGTGCTTGACGTCGACGACTACTAAGAATCAGGTCCCCAAAAATTCGTAAACTGACCAGGGATGAAGGGCTTGCGCCTCACAGGCACCACCACCGGTGGTGAAGAGGGGCGCTCCAGGCCTTCCACCTGCGTCCCAGTGTCTTTAACGTTGGGCCTGGGTGCCCTAACCATCACCAAGACTCCAACAGCCAGGCCAATTAAGAAATCAAATATCATGTTCTCTTAAATGGGGAAGAAGGGTTTTGTCATCAGCTCGCGCGATCCACTCGGGGCGCAAAAGATCACGGCGGTCAACCCGTCCTGGTACTACAACTGGGGTCTTGTGCCGTTCACGGGTCTGGCCACCCCCTTCGTCCCCATGGCGTGGGGGTCGCGCACCGTGCCTGCCACGGGTTTCGACGCCCCAGTGCTCCTGGGATTCAACGAGCCCGATCGCGTAGATCAGTCTAATCTGACGTTCAGCGATGCGGGGGTACTTTGGCCCTCGCTCTACGCAGCTGGGCGCCGGCTCGGAAGCCCTGCAACGGCGGAGAACTGCTCGAAGCTCGGGAGCTGGCTCGACCAGTTTGCCAAGGGTGGCCCTCAGTTCGACTTTGTGTGCGTGCACTGGTACGCCCCACCGAACGTGGATTCTTTTTTGAAACAAATTGATGCCGTTTGGGCCAAGTACCAAAAGCCCATATGGATTACAGAGTTTGCAGTGGCTGACTGGGCCGGCAAGTACCCGGGTGGCTATCCAGTCGAGCAGGTCAAGGCGTTCATGACGGCTGCATGCACTGGTCTCGAGGCGCGGAGCTACGTGGAGCGTTATTCGTGGAAGACTCGATCCACGAGTGATGCTGCACTTGGCACGAGTGCCCTGTTCAATGACGACGGCTCGTTGACCGAGCTTGGTCTGATTTATTCTAAAATTTAATAAAATGTCCAAGGTTTGAGATATCTCGCGTTGGGCTCGAACTTCACAACTCTATAAACATTGTTGTTTTTGTTCCCAATCGTGAAGTTGCCTGGTGGTAGGACATGTTCCCCCAACCACGACCACCTCACGCGTGGATTTTTCTTAATGTTCAGGACGGGCACCTTGTTGTTGAGGGTCAGGGCGAGGATCACGCCCTTCTTTTTTGAAAAAATTTTTGCAATATTTTTTCGATTTGTCCAAGAGGTGGGGCCGTTCTCACGGGTCCGGATGTTCCCCACATTGTTGACCGTGAGCCCGCGGTAAAGCACGAGGCCCGGGTGGCGTGGCGCAGCGTGCGTGAAGAGTCGTCTGATCATGACGGCCATCTCACGCGTGTTGTTCGGGGCGTTGGGGCTCCTTGTCGTCTTTGATTTCTGCTTGATAGTTTGGGCCACCTTTGTCCTGGTCCAAGCGTTCATCACGGTGCTCGTGAGGATGGAGCCACGGGCCGTGCGGGCTGCGTGGCGATGATCGGCGGTCCGTGCGGCCGAGCGAGGTCGGGGGGTGCGGCGCCCCGTCGGCGCATCGCGCTTCATTAAAGGGTACATACATTTTATTACTATGATTCCGCCAGACGGATCGATTATCCGGTTCATAAAGGGATTCTACACGGACCGGACCTATCTGGTCGTGCATGATGGTCAACTCCGGTCATGGGACGAAAAGTTGGAAATTATATTTTGGGAATTTTTCACAGATGGGGAGAGGCTCGGACCTCTTGGAGAGGCCAAGTGGAACCCCGACTGTGAACAATTGATGGTCGCATGGGAAATCATAGGACGCATAGAGAGTTGGACCCCTGTTCCCCTATGACGGGCTGGTACCTACTCGGAAAGTTGACTATCGGATTTCACATGTTAGAGATCCGCGCCTTGAGGTACTTGGCCACCTGAATGGCGGCGATGGCTCCAGCCACCTGAGCCGCGATGTACGGCGCGGCCGTCGCAAAGGTCATGTCACCCTTGAACAGCATGGCCAGCGTCACGGCCGGGTTGATGTGCCCCCCTGAAAACGGGCCGATCAGCAGGATCACGGCCAGGAACGTGCCGGCGACGATCAGGGGACTGCTCGTCATGACGATGGCCAGCACGAAGATGAGGGTCCCGATGAACTCGGAGAGATACTGAGTGTACATTTAGTATTATAAAACAAAAAAACCCATTAGAGTCAAGATGGACCAGGTTCTCGTCCTTCACCACGTGATTGTGAAGCACGCGAACGCTGCCAAGGTTTATGGAATTTATAAAATTACGAGCGGCTCAATAGTTCGTCGGCGCGTGACGCCTGCCCGCACTGACACGCGCCCGTTCCGGCGAGTGGGCAGCTGCCCCGCGCTTTCGACCCATTCATCAGCCACAGCGTCAGGATAACAAGTGCAAGGATGATCAACCAGTTCATAAGGGCCATTTATCATAGGCCGCGAAAAAAACCTACTCGAATTTAACAAGATCTGTGACAAACTGGGGGAGCACGCGCGCCAGGGTGCGCCACGCACACATCACGCGCCGTGATGCGCCCGTGAAAACTATGGACTGGAGATATCTGTCACCTTTGGTCCTTTCATGGAGATCCCAGATGATCTCAATCACCCCAATCAAACTAACTTTTGAAAATTCTAAATTTAAAAGATCGATGTACGTGTGGACGGGTAAGGCCCGACTTCGGACCTGTTCGATCACCTCCTGAACCTGGCAGTACTCGACCGGTTGTGACTCGATGTACTTGGGGACGTTCACCACAAGTGCATGGCTCCCCTCCCACTCGAGCCACATTAAATTTTAAAAATATTTTTAAAAAGTAGTAATGGTTCCGGTGTGGGCCATCTATAGTTACTGGTCGACCGCATTAGCAGCCTTATGGCTCACGGGGCTTTTGCCCTTCTCACCTTTGGCGTCATGTGTGGCGACCCTTATAGGAAGCATAGTATTCGTGGTCCTGGGGGGTACTATTTTCAAACCCATAGGGATGTTCATAGTGGCGACTCATGTCCTACCCGTCTTCCTTCTCCGGAAAACAAAATTTAATTTTTTTAAAAATTTTTTAATTTTTATAATTTACAACTTGGTGTTACTCGGTTCGGGTACAAACTTCAAGGAGGTCTATGAACAAGTTTTTAGAGAAAATCCTCAAACCATCCGTGAGTACCTGAGTCAGCGGGGGCTCGTGTGAAAATGTGTGGTGGGCGCGGCATGGCCCGGTATGGATAGGGGCCCTATCAAAAAATGGTGAACACGTTTGTGCCCTTTGCCGACATCGAGGCCTGTGCCAAGGCTTTGGACTATAGGAGGTTGGGAAAACAGCGCTGTGAAGCGTGGCAGTTGTGGAGGGTCCTCATGGGGCGTGGGAAGAAACTTCCCGACGGTACGGAAGGCCCTCCCATCAAGGGGTGGGTGAACCACCCGGCGACCCTCATGTGGAAGGGTTACACGTGCTTTCTTGCGAAATATCTAAACACTATGATTGACGAGTGGGTGGCTCGTGGCTACCGCAACACCATGCAAAAGGTCGAGCACTGTTCGAACCCGCAACCTCCGTGGTGGTGGGGGTGGGAGCCGATCCACAAGTCGCACCAAGCTTCTCTCAACCGGAAAAATCCTGAATTTTATCATTTCGAAGTGGGTGAGTGGGCCGATTGGGGATATGTATGGCCGTCAAAAGTCGGGTCTAAAATTAAAAACCCCGAGCCCCGTGACGTGTGCGAACCCTTGAAAATAGGTTCTGTGACCGTCAAGGAGTCCGGCCCGACTGGCCAAGTACCCAAACACAAACATGGCTCTCCAGATTCTCAAGCGCCTCGAGACCACTACCAGCCGTCTTGAGAAGGAGGACATCCTCGGCGAGCACGCCGACGACCCCACTCTCAAGACTGCTTTCCGCCTGGCTCTTGACCCGCTCGTTAATTTCTATATTAAGAAGGTTCCCGAGCCGGACGCCTCCAAGGGCGTCATCCAGCCGCCCGAGCGCCTGTCGCTCGCTTCCGCTTTTCAGGATATGCAAAGCAAGATCTGCTCGCGGTTGCTGCGCGGTCACGATGCGCGCGACCACGTGGCGTTCCTGCTTGGCTGCCTGACGCGGGACGATCAGGAGGTTCTCCGCCGCGTCATCGGCCGCAACCTCAAGTGCGGTGTGAGCGACGCGACCGTAGAGAAGATCTGGCCGGACCTCAAGCTCAGCTACCCGTGCATGTTGGTCAGCCCCCTAAACGAAAAAACAAAAATTAAATTTCCTTGTTTGGCCCAGACCAAGATGGACGGCATGCGCTTCAACGCGATCTGTGAGAAGGGCCAGGTGTCGTACCGGTCGCGAGCGGGCAAGGAGCTCGAACTCTTCGGGGCCTTGGATGACGACGTGCGGTACTGGGCGACGCTGTTCGACTGTGTGCTGGATGGCGAGCTGCTTATGATGGGGGGGGATGGCCGTCCCATGGACCGCAAGACGGGCAACGGCCTCCTGACCAAGTTCCAGAAGGGTACGGGCACCGCCGAGCTCGCGACGCAGATCCGTGCGGTTGTGTGGGATGTGATCCCGCTCATGTATTTCCGCGCGGGACAGTGCCTCCTGTCATACGAAGAGCGCTTGAAGCTGCTCGGTACCGATAGTCATGGACACGTGAACGTGGCGCGCTCGCACACCGTGCGCTCCATGGAAGATGCCCAGGCTCTGTATCAACAGAAGTTGGCCGAGGGCGAGGAGGGTCTGGTCCTCAAGGACCCCAAGGGCCCGTGGGAGGATAAGCGGGTCAAGCACCAGGTCAAGATGAAGGCGGAACTTGAGGCGGACCT